ACAATCCCGCCGCCTATTCCCCGTTGCTTGACCATACCCTGAACCGGCTGGCCTGTGATGATCCTGAAGTCCGGGCGCTGTTGGAAGAAATGGTGGGCTATTGCCTGTATCGCCGGAATGAGTTAGGCAAAGCCTTCATCCTGATTGGCGATAAAAGCAACGGAAAATCAACGTTCCTTTATGTGGTGAACCAGCTATTGGGGGATTCCAATATTGCTTCCCTTGACCTGAAAGAACTTGGGGACAGATTCAAAACGGCTGAACTGTTCGGGAAACTTGCTAACATTGGTGATGATATTGGGGATGAATTTATTGCCAATGCGTCCACTTTCCGCAAGTTGGTAACGGGTGACAGAGTAAACGCCGAACGCAAGGGACAAGACCCCTTCGAGTTCAACAATTATTCAAAGTTCCTGTTCAGTGCCAACGCCATTCCCCGTATGAAGGACAAAACGGGAGCCGTTCAACGTCGGTTGGTGATCGTCCCCTTTGATGCCAAATTCTCCCCGGATGATGCCGATTTCCGGCCCTATATCAAGGATGAATTGTGTGAACAAGAACCCATGGAATATCTGATTCGGTTAGCCCTGGATGGCCTGAAGCGGGTATTGCGGAACGCTAAATTCACCACATCCCAGCGGGTGGAAGGACAGCTTGAAGAATATGAGGAAAACAACAATCCCATTATTGGGTTTGTGGAGGAAGTGGGCCTGGATGCCATTGAAAATGAACCCACCAAGGATGTTTTCTTCAAATATAACGTGTATTGCAACAGAAACAACCTGAACCCGTTATCAAATGTGGAATTTTCCCGCCAAATCACCCGGCGTTTTGGGTTTGTGACTGTTTCCAGGTGGGTAAAAGGCACCAAAACAAGAATTTTTGTGAAAGACGGTGATTCCTGATGGCTGGATCAGCAAAGGTTTTCAAAACCATTGGAAGTTCCAACCACACGCCGGATGAACGGGCAGCACATGATTATTATGCCACTGATCCCCAAGCTGTGGAAATGCTGTTGGCGCTGGAAACCTTTTCCCCGCTGATTTGGGAACCAGCTTGTGGGGAAGGGCATATTTCCAAGGTGCTTGCGGCCCATGGGCATGAAGTCATTTCCACTGACCTGATTTATAGGGGGTTCGGTGATCCTGAACCTATGGATTTCCTGATCGAAACCTTTCCGGATTTTGAGGGGGATATAATCACCAATCCCCCTTATTCAGCCGGATTGGAGTTCGTGGAACGGGCGCTTGAAACCGTCCGCCCTGGCGGGAAGGTTGCTATGTTCCTGAAGGTTCAATTCTTGGAGGGGAAGCGCCGGGGTGAGTTGTTCGCAAAGACCCCGCCCAAAACTGTTTACATATCCCGTTCCCGGCTGGCCTGCGCCAAAAACGGCGATTTCTCCCATATTGAGAAGGCCATAGCTTATGCGTGGTATGTGTGGGAAAAGGGGTTCACGGGTGATCCCGTGATTAAATGGTTTAACTGAATGGAGGTGGAGCTGATGGAACACAAATATTCAACCAAGTTCAAGGACAAAAGCCTAAAATTTGCAAAGGTGGGGTTGCGGGTGTTCCGGGGCCTGTTCCCTGCTGAAAGCTATTGCACCGCCCATGATTTGGACGTGGACAGCGCTATTGAATACGGGGATTCCCCGGAACTGAAGGCAAAGGTTCAAGAGATCGCACGGATACAGAAGGCCATTTTGCGGGGTGTTCTGGAAGCCTTGGATGGGGCTAAGGGAGAGAATGACCGGAAGCGGGAACAGGCCGTGAAAGACCTGGAACACGCTGAAAAATGTCGGGATATTCTGACTGGTTATTACAAAGACCGGGTGAATGAAATTATTCATGAAGGTTTGGGCTTGTACGATGCCCGAAAGATTGTGGATGATATGTTGGAAGAACTGCAATGGTTGACCGATTGGAAGGGGTGAGAATGTGGAAAAGCCTTGGAAAAATGCTGAAGGGTATTCTGATCCCACGGCCTATGCGGCCCTGAAAGCTGTTGGGCACGAGGAAGCCGAACAGCAACAGCGGGTTAGCGCCCTGGTTCGGGTGCTGAAATATGTGATTGATGCGGCCGGTTTTGACCTGTTGAACCGGGTTGAACTAAAAGACCGCCGAACAGGAAAAGTTTACCGTTGAAAGTTAATTTTCAAGAAACGCCACCCCAAAACCTGTTCAGTAGGGGCGGAGCGGCAGAAACGGAACAGATGTGGAACAGATAAAAATTTTATATCTGTTCCGGCTGGAACCCTTGCAATCAGCGGGTTTTATAGGTGTTTGGAACACATGGAACAGATGGAACACATATAATTTTATTTAATATAAAATATAAATAAAATATATAAGAAGTATAATATATACAGTGTGCCATTTTATCTGTTCCATCTGTTCCATGCCTTGAAAACACTGATATTTCAAGGGTTTTCAACGGAACAGATGTCAGAAAGGATGTGTTACATAGATGTGTGACAAGGAATTGAGCCAACGGGCCAAAGAATATTTTGCCCAAATCCGAAAAACTGACCGGCTGATCCAGCGGTTGACTTCTACGGTTGCCACCCTGCGTTCCAGCTTGACAAGCCAAAGTTATGAACTGAAGCCGGACAAGGTGCAGAGTTCCGGCGCAAAGAACCCCCTTGAAAGCGCTATGATCAAGATTGTTGACCTTGAAGCCCAAATCAACGCCCGCATTGATGAATTAGTGTCCATGAAACAGGAAGCCTTTGACCGGATCAGAAATGTCCCTGACCTTGACCAACAAAATATCCTGATCGGGCGCTATATTCAGTTGAAAAATTGGGATGATGTTGCCGCAGAATTGAATTTTTCAATCAAATGGACGATTGAACTTCACGGAAAAGCCCTTCTTGCGTTCGCCAAAGGGAACCCCCAAATTTTTGAAGGAACCGACTAAAACCGACTTGAACGGGTTGCAAACAGACATATGAACCGGTTATAATGATAGCGTGAATTTGCGCCCACGGGGAACCGGGGCGCATTTCTTATGCTGAAAAGTTAGGTGGTGAATACCCTGTGACCAAGAAACAGAAACGATTTGTTGAAGAATACTTGATTGACCTGAACGCCACCCAAGCGGCGATTCGGGCGGGGTATTCCCCGGACAGTGCCCGTGATATAGGGTGTGAAAACCTAACAAAACCCAACATCAAGGCCGCTATTGATCGGGCTATGGCTGAAAGGAGCCGCCGAACCGGTATCAATCAAGACCGGGTGATTCAGGAAATTGCCAAGCTGGCCTTCCTGAACCCGGTTGATGTGATTGACATGGACGAAGCCACTGTCAGGGGAGAAGCCCACCGGGATGATACCGCTTGTATTGCTTCCGTGAAGGTGAAGAACATCCCCACCGATGATGGAGCCATTACCGAACGGGAAGTGAAAACCTATGACAAGCTAAAGGCCCTGGAACTGTTGGGCAAACATCTTGGAATGTTCACTGACCGGGTGAAGGTTGATGGTGGGGTTCCGGTTGTTCTCTATGACGATATTCCCCCCGAATAATAACATGATAGTAACAAACCAGCCCGGAACCCTTGATATTCCAAGGGCCTGTGTTTATTGGGTGATGAAATGGATAATTTTATTACACGCCAATATTATTCCAACTGCATGATTGAAGCCTTGAAAGCCAAAATCAGAAATCGCCGGGTGAAGATTTATTTTTGCAAACCCCGGATCACTGAAAATGGGAATTTTCAAATGTGTCATTTCATGTGGAGCGATGGAACAGCGGATTTTGATTTTTCGGATGATGAATCAACCGGGTTGTCCTGGTATAAATGCTTTTGGTTCAAAGGGGCGGTTCGTCAATTTGAATTAGGGTTTGCCGCCCGATATTCTGCATACCGAAACAAAAAGGGGAACCGCTAATGAAAAATGTGCTTCCCCTGTCCAGCGTGGTTGGCGGCGGCTATAACAAATTTTGGCATTACAAGGGCCGGTATAGGGTTTGCAAGGGTTCCCGTGCTTCCAAGAAATCCACCACCACGGCCCTGAACATCATTAAACGGATGATTGAATACCCGGATGCCAATACCCTTGTGGTTCGGAAAGTATTCCGCACCCTGAAGGATAGCTGTTTCACCCAACTGAAATGGGCCATTCACCGACTTCAGGTTGAACGGGATTGGGAGATCAAGGAAAGCCCCCTGGAAATGACATACCGGCCCACCGGGCAGAAGATTTATTTCCGGGGCCTGGATGATCCCTTGAAGGTGACTTCCATCACGGTTGAACACGGTTACTTGTGTTGGTGCTGGATTGAAGAAGCATATGAAATCAGCAACGAAAAAGATTTTGATATGCTGGATGAATCAATCCGGGGCGCTATTCCCCCTGAAACCGGCCTGTTCAAACAAATCACCCTGACATTCAACCCCTGGAATGAACACCATTGGTTGAAGAAGCGTTTCTTTGATACCCCTGATCCTGAAATCCTGGCCCTGACTACCAATTACCTGTGTAATGAATGGCTGGATGCCGCCGATTTGCGGGTATTTGAAACCATGAAGAAAAACAACCCCCGGCGTTATCGTGTGGCAGGGTTGGGCGATTGGGGCATTGTGGACGGCCTGATTTTTGAGAATTGGGAAGAACGGGTTTTCTCCCTGGATGAAATCAGGAAGGTTCCCGGTATCAAGTCCGTGTTTGGCCTTGACTTTGGTTATACCAACGACCCCGCCGCCCTGTTCTGTGGCCTGATTGACCGGGCAACGAAAACCCTGTGGGTGTTCGATGAAATGTATAAAACCGGTATGAGCAACGAAAACATAGCAGACACCATAAAGCGGGAAGGTTACGCCAAAGAGCGGATCACCGGCGATTGTGCCGAACCCAAGAGCATTGACCGCTTGCGGGATTTGGGGATTCACCGGATCAGGCCGTCCCGCAAGGGCAAGGACAGCGTGAACAACGGGATTGACTTTCTTCAGGATTACCAGATTATCATTCATCCCAAGTGTGTGAATTTCATCACGGAAATTTCAAACTATACTTGGGACACGGACAGCAAGACCGGCAAGCGGCTGAATGTCCCCATTGACGATTTCAACCACCTTATGGATGCTATGCGTTACGCCGTGGAAGAAATGGTGGTTGGCCCGACATATAGCTTTGAATAACAGGATAGTAACAAAACCGCCCGGAACCCCTGTGGTTCCAGCGGTTTAATTTTATTGAACAATAAAGGTGGTTGGACAGATGCCGTTTTTCATGGAAACCGAAACCGCCCGGATCAACCGCCTTATTCGGGCGGGAGCCGGGGCCGGGTTGTCTGAACTGGAATTTTTCGCCCGTGAGATCGTGGCCTGGGAGAAATCCGGGGAGCGCCGGGAACAGATCGCCGGGGAAGCCTACTATTCCGGGGATCATGATATTCTGGCCCGGAAACGCACAGTCATTGGCCCGGACGGGAAATTGATGGTGGTGGAAAATCTGCCCAATGCCCATGTGATTGATAATCAATATGGGCTGATGGTGGATCAGAAAACCAACTACCTTGTGGGTAAGCCGTTCACATTCAACTGTGAGAACAAGCCATATGTTCAGCTATTGAACAAGCGATTCAACGCCGCTTTTCGCCGTACCCTGAAATACGTCTGTGAAGATGCCCTGAACGGCGGAAAGGGCTGGTTGTTCGTTCACTATAATGAACAGGGGGAAATGTGCTTCAGGCGGTTCCCGGCTTATCAAGTGTTGCCATTTTGGGCAGACGATGATCACACGGTTTTGGATGCCGCCGCCCGCCTGTATCTGCAAGAAGTTTGGGACGGGTTGGCGAAAAAGATCGTCAAGCGGGTTGAACTGTTCAAGCCTGATGGGATTTACCGCTATATCCTGGACGGTTCCACTCTGATTCCAGATGTAGAGTTGGGGGAGTATTCCGCATATATCACCCGCAAGACCGGGGAGAAGGTGGAAACTTATAACTGGAACCGTTTTCCGCTGATTGCGTTCAAGTACAACAAAAAAGAAATCCCCCTGATCCGGCGTGTGAAATCCCTTCAGGACGGAATTAACGGCCTGTTGTCTGATTTTGAAAACAACATGGAGGAAAACCCCCGCAACACCATTTTGATCCTGAAGGACTACGATGGGGAAAACCTTGGGGAGTTCCGCCAAAACCTTGCCACCTATGGGGTGGTGAAGGTTCGGGAGAATGGCGGCGTGGAAGCCCTGGGGGTACAAGTCACCGCCGAAAATTACAAGTCCATTTTGGAACTGTTCAAAAAGGCCCTGATTGAGAATGCCCGTGGGTATGATGCCAAAGATGAACGGTTGTCCGGCAATCCAAACCAAATGAACATCCAATCCATGTATTCTGACATTGACCTTGATGCAAACGGGATGGAAACCGAATTTCAAGCGGCCTTTGAAGAACTGCTGTGGTTTGTCAATATGGATTTGGCGAACCGGGGCAAGGGCGATTTTGAAGGTGAGGAAATCACCATTACCTTCAACCGGGATATGATTATGAACGAAAAAGAGGTAATTGAAAGCGTCAAAAATTCCGTTGGGATTTTGTCTAAAGAAACGCTAATCGCACAACATCCGTGGGTTGACAATGTTTCTGAAGAACTTAAACGGGTGGAGCAAGAGGAACAGGCAGAACTTGACAAAATGGTCGAATATAGCGGTGCGTTTTCTGCAAACCCTGTTGAAACAGAAAAATAAACCTTCTAACCCCGTTTACAATATTTGATATGCTTAATCCAGTAAGGGATTGCGGCAATACATTCTTCCAAAGTGGGATTGTGCAATTCTTTGACTGTTTTCATCCCAATTAGATACTGCATGAACCGCCTGTTTTCAAAAAGATTGATTTTTCCTATATATCCATCATGCGTGTCAACATTGAACCCCTTGCTGGACATTCGGGTTAAACGAATTTCACGGGGGGTGATTTTGCTGTTCCTGCACTGATTTACAAGGGCCTGAAAAAATACCCGTTCTTCTTCGGAGAAGCTTTTTTCTTGAACAGGCCAAACATAAAAATCCCCCTAAAAATTTTTCTAAAAAGGGCTTGACTTTTTGATTACCAATAAGTATAATGAATTTGTGGTAATCAAAAAGTGAGGTGAGATGATGTCACCACGGACAGGCAGACCGAAAGCAGACAATCCCAAAGTGAAGCAGTTGGGTGTTAGACTGGATGGAGAAACGCTTGATAAGCTGGATGCCCTGACAGATTACTACAAGGAAACGAGGGCTGAAGTATTGCGGCGAGGGGTTGAAAAACTGTATTCGGAATTAAAGAAATAGGGTGTTGGCCCCCGTAGCAAGGAATACCAACACCCTAAAACCCCAGAGGTTTCCCAACTGGATAAATCCATTCTATCACAGTTGGGAACCTCTATCAAGTAAAATTTTTGATGGAGGTACATTATGGACAAGTTGGTTAAGAGCGTGGAGAATGTCCATCCCGGCAAGTATGAACTTCGCATGAAGGAACTGGATTACATCTATGAGAATTACCGCTATGATGTGTGCGGTCTGATTGCGTTTGTGTTCAAGCTGGGCTTTGCCCGTGGGCAGAAAGCCGTGAAAAATGGGTAAGTTCATAGACCTGACTGGACAGAGGTTCGGAAGGCTGGAAGTTATAGCCCAAGCGGACAACAATGAAGCGGGCTTGACTTGTTGGGTTTGCAAGTGTGATTGCGGAAATACAAAAATTATCTGTGGAAAATCTTTAAGAAAAGGACACAGCAAATCATGTGGATGCTGGAAAAAGGAATTGCTGACAGAGGTTAAACCAGCAAAAACACACGGGCTGTATGGCACTCGCCTTTCTCGAATATGGCGAAACATGAAGAACCGATGCTATAACCCCAACGATCCAAATTACAAGTTTTATGGTTCCCGTGGGATCACCGTATGCGCTGAATGGCTGAATGATTTTCAAGCCTTCTATGATTGGGCCATCTCCCACGGGTATCGGGATGATTTAAGTATTGACCGGATCGACAATGACAAGGGATATTCCCCCGATAATTGCCGATGGGTTACAATGAAGGTACAAGCCACAAATAGGAGACACAGAAGTAAATAACCCCTAACCGCTTCCCATGATTTTTCGGGAAGCGGTTTTTAATTGGAGTGATTAAAGTATGTTTTTGGACAATAAACAGGAAACAGAAACCACCCGGATCAATCGCCTGATTTTTCAGGGCGGGT